ATCTGGATGTGAAGGGGAAAAAAGTGGTCTCTATCCTGAGCGGCGGAAATATGGACGTCCGCATACCCGACGATAAACAGACCTACGGGCGGCAAGGTCATCGGGCTGTCAACGATAAAGCGCGGAACGCTGTTTGAGAATCTATGGCTCGAAAATAATGCGTTTCACAAGATATTTCTCGGTTGCTTTTGCGACCCGCGCCGCACGCAGGAATGGTACGACCAAACAGCAAAAGACTTGGGCGTAAAGGTCAAGCAAGAATATCCGCGCACGGCAGAGGAGGCGCTAAGTAACCTCGGCGGCAGTTTTTTCTCGGAGTTCGATTACAGCGTACATACCTGCGAACCGTTCAATATTCCGTCCGATTGGTCGATATACAACACTATGGACTATGGGCTTGATAAATTCGCGCATTACAAGATTGCCATTGATAACGAGAATGTCGCGTATGTGTTCCACGAGATATACGAAAGCGACCTGATTATTTCCGACGCGGCGGATAGGGTAAAGGCGGCGGAGCGCATAGAGATGAGCGACGGCAATAAAAAATCTTGGTACCTGCCGCGTGTACGATTAGCACCGCCTGACCTATGGAACCGCAGTCAAGAATCGGGCAAAAGCAGAGCGTTAATGTTTTATGAGAGCGGCTTAGAACTCACGCAATCGAATAACGATAGGCACGCAGGGTGGTTGTCGATAAAAGAACTTTTGAAAATCAGAACTACGGCGGACGGACAAAAGATTACGCGGCTTAAAATATTCCGTACCTGCCCGAATCTGATACGCACCTTACAGCAGATTTTGATAGACGAAAAGGACGTTGAGGACTGCGCAAAGGAGCCGCACGAACTCACGCACGCGCCCGACGCATTGAGATATTTCGCTATCTATTGGACGCGTCCGCCCGAAACAAATGCAAAGAAAAAGAAAGTTAAATACCGCGCCGATTTACTTGAGGACTATTTCAATGCAAGCGATGAGGAGCGGCAAGCAATAATCAAAAAGTATGGAGAACCCGAACTATGAAAATCGCAAACGACGGTCAAACGAAATTATCTTTTTTTCAAGACTTGTACCGCGAGGCGCGGGCGGCGGCTGAAACGCTGACCGATAAACTCGACAAACACCTTGAGCAGTATAAGGGCAGCATAAAAATAGACGGCGACGGAGCGGCAGACGCAACGGTTGTACGCAACATAACGTATGAACTGATAGAGAGTCAGGTTACAAGTTATTTGCCGAACCCGTCCGTTACGGCTAAGCAATGGAGCGAACAAAACGAGCGCAATGCAAAGAGCATTGAAACGCTTTTGCGCAACAAGCGTAATGAGTTGCCGTTTGAGAAACTCAACGATATGGACGAACGCTATAACCCGATATACGGCGGCTCCGTTTGGCTTATCGAATGGGATAACTCGATAACGACGCATAACACCGTGGGCGACGTGAAAATCAGTTGCCTTAGCCCGAAACGGTTTACGGGGCAGCCGAACATTTACGACGTCAAGGATATGGACTACTGTTTTATTCAGTTTGAAACGACGAAAGATGATATAGTCCGTAAATACGACGTATCGTTAGAGGTCGCAGAGGAAACGGAAACAGAGGACAATTCGGACGAAAAGACCGCGACGCTCTATGTGTGCTATTACAAGAACGACGACGACAAGGTTTGTCAGTATGTTTGGTCGGGCGATACGGAACTGCTCGACCTTGAGGACTATTATGCCCGCAAGCGTTATGTGTGTACGAAATGCGGCAAGCGAAAAGAACTCTGCGAATGCGAAAAGCCGAAATTCGTATTGCAGAATGAGGAATACGAAGAACTCGACAGAGATATAACGCTCTCTGACGGTTCGATACTCCCTGCGATGAGCGAGGTCATAAAAGACGGGCAGGTTGTTATGGAAAAAGAGCAACGGCAAGCCGTGAACGAGGACGGTTCCGTTGCCCTTGACGATACGAACGGCGTTTTATTGCCCGTAATGACGGAGGTTGACGTTCCTAAAATGGAGAAAACGCGCCTCCCGTTCTATACGCCGAATATCCTGCCGATTGTCATACGCAAAAACACGTCGGAGGAGGATAATTTGCTCGGTCAATCGGACTGCGAATTTGTCCGACCGCAGCAACAGGCGATAAACAAACTCGAAAGCCGCATAATGGAGAAACTTATGGGCGGCGGCGTGTTCCCGATTGTGCCTGAGGGCGTGAACGTGGAAATCGACAACAGCATTTTCAAAAAGGTTTTTCGGGCAAATCAGGCAAATCAGGCGTTATTCGGGCGCATTGATTTACAGGTCGATATTTCGCGTGATATAGCGCAGGCAGACAGGCTGTACGACCACGCAAAACGTATTCTCGGCATTACGGACAGTTTTCAAGGGCAGTACGATTCGAGCGCACAGAGTGGCGTTGCAAAGCAAATACAGGTCAATCAGGCGGCGGGGCGTTTGGATAGTAAACGTCAGATGAAAAACGCCGCGTATGCGGAGATAGACCAAATTATTTTTCAGTATTACTTGGCGTATGCCGACGAGCCGCGTCCTGCAACGTATAAAGACGCGCAAGGGCGTATGCAAAACGTGTATTTCAACCGTTACGATTTTATCAGACGCGACGAGGCGGGCGAATGGTATTACGATGACGAGTATCTGTTTGCGGCGGACGCGGCGATTGATATAGAGAAATCGCGTGAAATGCTGTGGGAGCAGAATCGGCAGAATTTCCGAGAGGGCGCATACGGCGACGTTACATTGCCGCAAACACAACTCATCTTTTGGCAGAATATGGAGCGTGCGCATTATCCGTGGGCGCGTGAGAACGTCGAGCGTATCAAAGAGGAAATCGCACGACAGGCAGAAATACAGCAAATGCAACAGCAGATACAGGGCTTGTCCGAGGAGGTAAACGGTCGGAAAGGCTACGAGGAATATTTGTTATCCAAAATGCAAGAAAATTTGAGCGGAGGCACCGAAAATGGCAAACAGTAAAGTAAACAACAAAGCAAACACTTACGCGGCAAATATGAATTTATCGAGCGGGAGTAAAAAAGCCCCGAAATTGCCGCAGGCGTTACAGAACGTAATACCCGATACAAGTTATTCGGGCAATATGAGCAAATTGCCGACGTCGCCATTTGTTCAGTCGTCGGTCAAATCGCCTATCGACGCTCTTAAAACGCCGTCATATTTGAATAGCGGTGCCGTTATCGGAATGGGCGGCGGTTCCGTTGGCAGAGTAACAAATGAGGGCGTCATAGTGGGCGGCGGTGCGATAAATACCACATTTCAACCTCCCACGGGTGGGAAAACGCTTGTATCGGGCGATTTATCTTATGGGAAAAACATACTGAAAAATCAACTCAGTAGCGGCGTGCAGGCTCCCGTAAGAACGCCCGCCGCCCCGACAAATACGCCAACGGCACAACAGCCCGCGCAGGCGGAGCAGTCTACAAGCAAAATTGATTCCTATGAGGAATTTTTGGAAAAGCAGAAAGATACCTACAAGGAAACGCTTGATAAAACGAATCAACTCTTAGAGGAGCAAAAGCAGGCGGCATTGCAAAACGCGGAAACGGCGCGTCAACGCAGTATTGCCGATTCGCGTTCGAGTTATGAGCAGAATAAGGCGACTTATGGGGCAAACGCAGAGGCACTTGCGGCAATGGGGTTGTCGGGCAGCGGATATAGTGATTATGTCAACTCGCAGGCTTATGCACAGCAGAGAGCCGATACTCAAAATGCAAATGCGGTCGCGGAGGTTGCGAGAATGACGGCGGAATCTGAGGCGAATCAAGGTAAGATTTCGGCAGAAACGTCGTATGCGGAGAGTATCTCGCAAACTGACGCTGCGCTTGCAAAATACAAACAAGAGCAAGCGGATAAAAAAGATTCGTATTATGCTAATTTGCTTGACCTTGCAAATAAAGGCAACTATACAAAAGAGCAGTTAGAGCAACTCGGTAAACAGTATGGGTTATCCGAGGAGCAACTTTCTACGTTGCAATCGGCGGCAGATAAACAGACGGAGAACAAGAGTAGCGCGTATTACGCGGAATTGCTTAATTACGCGAATAGCGGTGCGTACACGGCAGAGCAACTCAAACAACTCGGTAGCGATTATGGTCTTAATGCTGCGCAGATTCAGAGCCTTACGGACGCAGCGACGACTTATAAAAATAACAAGCAGGCGGAGAAATATAATCAACTGCTTAATTCGTCAGATACAAGCGGGTTCGACGCGATTAAATCTGCGCGTGATAACGGCGAGATTACATCGGAACAGTATAACAAACTTGTTACGAGTTATCAGTCGTACTATTACGACCTATATTCGCAGTCGGTTGATTCCGATTTTACTATGGTAAATACGGGCGATATTGACAGCGCGTACAGCAAGGGTTATATCACAAAATCGCAGTACGATAAACTCAAAGACAAGTACAATAAAGGTCTTGTAAACGCGATAACGTCGGCGTCCGTATTCTATGCGAATGGCAGTCAGTTGGACGAAAAGACCGCGCAGGCGGCAATGGACGAATTAAACGGTACGGGTTGGCTTACTGATGAAAACAAGAAAAAACTGCAGAGCCTATTCGATGACGCATACAAAGATGACGACGGCTGTTTTGCGAAAGGTACCCTGATAACCGTTGCAGACGGAACGCAGACACCCGTTGAGAACCTGAAAGAGGGCGACAATGTTCTTGTATTCAATCATACAACGGGTAATATTGACGTCGCGCCTATTTCGTACATTTTCCACGACGGACATAAAGAATACGAGGTGCTTACGCTACGTTTTGGCGACGTAACGAGCGTAGACGTATTGTTTGAACACGGCTTTTTCGATACCGACAGCAAGAGATATGTTCTCATCAATGCCGAAAATGCGAAAGAGTATATCGGACACCGTTTTTATCACGTCGCCTATGCAAATGGCGCATACGAAAAGAAAATCGTTACTCTTACCGATTATAGCGTGCATAGCGTGGAAACGGAGTGCTACAGCGTACTTACCGCCGTGCATATCAATCATATCGCAAACGGTATGCTTGCCGTTACCGATGACATAAAAGGCATTTACAACATTTTCGATTTGGACGACGATTACAAGTATGACGCGGCAAAAATGGCGGCGGATATTGAGCAGTACGGTCTGTTTACATTCGATGAATGGAGCGATTACGCTACGGCAGAACAGTTCGCGGCGTTCAACGGCGCGTATTTGAAAGTTGCAATCGGGAAAGGTCTTGTAACCGTCAACGAGATAATGGGGTATATCGAAAAGTTCTTACAGGCTTAAAGGAGCGAACTTATGGCGACACTATCGCAGTTAAAACAGCAATACACATATAAAACGGGCGTATCGTCATTATTGACGGAAAATCAACGTCAAACAATAATGACACACTTACAAGAGGAGGAGGAAGCGCGCAAGAATCAGGGCGGCTTTTTCGGCGGCATAGGCTATGCTTTTGAGAAACTCGGCTTAGGCTTTTTGAGCAGTATTGAGGGTATATGGGACTATACCGCAGGCGGCTTGGCAAAGTTATTCGGTGCCGATGAATGGGCGGAACAGCAATTTGCTAACGATTGGGTCAACTATAATCACGCCGATGAATGGTTTAACCCGTCAGAGGGTTGGCAGTTTGTAGGCGACGTTGCGGGCGGTATCGGTACG